CTTACAAATTCACCTTTTGCCATATTACCTTCTAATACGGCTCTGTACTTTTCTGTTACTGTTACTTGTCTCATTTTTTATAAATAATCAAATCCTTTAGTATGTGATGGTCGTTTAGGACGACTAACCTGTTTGAAACCTAACTTTGTTAAAGTTTTTTTAGCTCTATGAGCTTTACCGAACGCAGCAGGTGTAGCATATTGTGCTCCATCTCCCGGTGTAAATGATGCTCCGCCACTACTTGTAACGTTAGCTTCATCTAACTCTTGCATTACTTCTCGTACTAATTCTCTTAAAGACGAACGGGTCATATTTTATTTAACTCGTTGACTAGATCATAATACTGCATAAGATTAACTAAATGAGTATCGTTTACTTTATCTGATGCTTTTAAAGGTTTAATACTTTTAGCAACTTCATCTAATTTAATCTTGATAATATCATCAGTAACTTTATCTCTAAGTTTTTTTACTTCTTCAGAAATTTTATTCAGTTCTTTATTTACTAATGTAAATAATTTTTTACTAGAATTAACTGATGTTATAAATTCTTTTAATATATTTTTTTGTTCTGGTAATAAATCAATGTATTTTTCATTAAATTTTTCTAACAATATTTTAAACGTTAATAGTTTCAAATCTTTGTCATACTTACCGTATTGCTCTATAAGAGAATCTTTAACATCTTCTTCATTTTGCTTTTTAGATGTTAAGTGCTCTAAAAGAGTTGTTTTATTATTAATTAAAAAGCTAGGGTCAACTAGATTAGAATTATTTTGAGCTTCTAATAAACAGTATAAAGACGCTAATGCTTTATAATCTCTTACATCAACAGTAAAAAACTCGTCAATGTTATATTTTTCTTTTATTTCAGATATCAAAGCATACTTTTGTTCTTTAAGTAATTTTTGATTAAATTTTCTAGATACCTCTGTAATAGTAGAAATGATCGTTTCTGCTTTAGCCTGAGATACTGAATTGTTTTTAACTACAAATTCGTATAGCTTATACTCTTTAGCTAAAGTAGTCTTACCGCTATAGTACTTTTTTAATATTTGAATAGCATCTGACTCTTTACTTTCGAGTACATCAGAAGCGATTTGCTTAACTAGCAATTCATAAATTAAACCAGTATTGCGATACTTTGAATGTTTTATCCTCATTGTATACGTTTACTATATATAAATATGTATTAATTCTCTAAATCTTTAATATTGTCTTCACTAAGCATTTGAGAGTCTTTAGTGTTTTCTTTTTTAAATACAATATCTTTAAATAATTCTTTATTTCTTAAGTAGACTGTGTTGGTTTTAAAGTTTTCTGCTACTTTATCGTTATCTGAATCAAACCCTCCATGCATACCGTGAACTCCTAAAGGATCACGTCCTCCTAAGGCATCGTTAGTCCCGTATATAGATGCTTTTTCTGTTGGTCTTCCCCCTTCAGGTCCAGGTTCTCCCCATTTAGGTAGCTCTTCATATCCTTGAGGTACTTCGTCTTGTCCAGCACCTTTAGCCGTAGAAGTAGCTCTTCTACCGTACATAGAAGCTAAATCATGTGGAGTACCATAAGTAGCTCCGGACTTAGCAGGATCGTTACCTTCGCCTTCTATTTGAGCTATTCTAAATGCTCTCTTAGAATCTTCTCTAACAAGATCTCTCATTTCCATATAAGAATCTTCAGAAAGATCAAATATTTTTTCGTATATATAGTCTGATGAGAATAACTTGCTATCTTTCATTTGAGAGGCTAAATCTACCTTTTCTTTAAGTAGTGCTATTTTCTCTTGTTCAAATATAATTGAAGGTGTTGTTAACTTAATTTCAAAGTTAGTTAAACTTTCACCAGTAAATCCTTGAGAGTATAGATGTACTAGAGCTATCTTAGTTAGCTCCGATTCCATGATCTTTTGGATTCTTTCTACAGTTCTAGCAAATCTTATATCTTCAGCTGCTAATGTAGCTTTACCAGATAAATCTCCTTCATAACCAAAATATGCTTTAGGAACCTTAAGAGCTGCAAACATCTTTTTTAATAGGTAATCAACGTCATTTGTACCGTCATAATCTAATCCCTTAGTAGTTTCAATTCTAGTAGAAGTATCACCTCCTCTAACAGGTAGGTAGAAATCTTCCATCATATTCTGCATATTGAAACGTAAGTTATATTGACCATCTTCACCTACATAAGGAGTCTTTTTCATCTGATTCATGGTCTTTTGCATGAATTGCTCTACTTCGTTTGGTGGAACGTTACCTACGTTTATATAGAACATTCTTTTCTCAGGTGCTCTCATTATACGATGAATTAACATCGCATCTTCCATTAATGTTACTTGCTTAAATATCTTTCTAGCAGGTTCTATGTATGATCTACCGTAAGGTAAGTAAGCAGTATCTGATATTAATCTAAAATGAGCTACTTCGTAATTATCAAAATCAACTACTCTTCTATCGTTTTTTCTCTTCGGTAAGTAGTTTGGATGTTGAGAAGAAGCTAATCCATCAGGATCTAATTGAAAGATTACTTTTGCAGGATTTTCAGGATCTTCGCCTTCTCTTCTTACCATATGGTATACAGTATAAGGAAGTACATTATAGATACCGAATTTTTCAGATATCTCTAATTTTAAGAAAAAGTCTCCATACTTACACATTTGACGTGTCCATGACCATAGGTTAAATTCTATGTTTAGAACGTCATAAAATAAGTTATACAGTACTCTTTGTATATTTTCATCAGAGGATTGAATTTGAAGTATTTCTCCTTGGTCATTCTTCACTGTAGCTTCATCAGCTATAATATCTAGAGTAGAAGCAATTAATGGATCAGTGTCCATCGCCTCATAATCTGAGTATAATTGTATTCTTAACGTTTGATAGTTAAGATTAGGATTGAAAATATTTTTGTTGTTATAGATATAAAGTCTACTAAATCTATCTACTAAAGAGTTAGTTTGGTATCTACCAGTTGTTTGTATCTGATTTACATCAGCTATCTTTAGCTCTCTACCGCCTACATTTCTAACAACTATATCGTTAGAAAATAATCTTCGTAGTCTGCCAAATAAGGATTTGTCCGCCATTAATGTACGTTTTTAATAAATAGTCTATTTTATAAGCCAGGAGATATCTTCTTCGCCTCCAGGTGTCTTTATAAGATAAGGATTATTAATCGGTTTTCCAACTTTTATTACAGCTTGGTTTCTAGCATTAAGGTTTGAAAAAGAAGATAAAGAAGCTCTTGCTAGATCCATACCTTGTTGTCTGAGTCTTAAAGCAGTGTCTCTTACATATAGAGCTGTTCCAAAACACATTATTAAGTCATCATTGTACCTATCTTGTGCTTGAGCCTTTCCATTTTTCCATATAAATACTCTCATCTCACTTAATAGTCTCTTAGATTGAATCAAAACACCTTTATCTCTAACGTATTCGATCATCTTAGCTATAACTAGTGGTCTAGTTTTAGATGACATAGTAAAGCCAGGAACAAGTTTATCTCTTTCAAACTTAGTCATATATGATTCTACAGTGTCTCTATTGTTAGTTGGACTGTAATATAGGTTTCTATATTCTCTTTCCATGATTTGCTCTATGGTAGCCCATCCAATGTTTGCGTTTTCTACTACTAATAGTGCATCGTTATATTCAGCTGCTATTCCTACTAGTATATTTCCAAAATCTTTAGGTGATATTTTACCTTTATACTCTCCTACTTGATTACATTCTTCAATATCAAATATATGGAATGCAGAATAATCCGTGGCATCACCTCTAGCAACATCCGCTACAACCATGTAAGATTTACTATAGTCAACTCCTTCCCATATCCATAGGTTACTATCAACTCCTCTTTTCTCCATAGGATCTTTCTGATATGTTTCATCGTAGAAAGTCATATCTTCAGGTTCAAATACAGTATCTCCAGAGGATAAGAAATCACAATCACATTCCTGTCCTGCCATTCTAGGTCCTAAATCTCTATTTTGTTGTTGTCTCCACTCATCGTTTCTTTCTGGATGTACCGTCCATGGTAATCTTATTGGTAAGAAACTATTTTCTCCTGTTTCAGCTTTCTCCCATGTTTGATGGAACCAGTTACCAATACCGTTAGGAGTTGATAAAGCCATACATTGACCACCGGTTGCTAGTGTTTGTTGTGCAGCAGCAAATGTTTCTTCAATGTTATCAATAAATGCAGCTTCATCTATTACTAGTAGTGATACAGCTTCCGATCTAGCAGCATCAGCGTTAGAAGACTTAGCTTGTATCTTAGAGCCGTTCTTTAGTCTTAAAGATAGTTTATTCTTTTCTACTGATCTCAATCTTAGCCACTTTGGTAGTTGGTCATACATAAAGATAACCTTTGTTACCAAGTTACGAGCAGTAGCTTGAGTGGTTGCTAATGCTAAAACGTTTTTATCTTTATGAAATATCATTAACCAGAGACTGTATGCTGAAGATAGTGTAGATATTCCTAGCTGTCTTGATTTAAGAGTAATTAAATATTGTTGGTCTTTGA